AGTTAACAACCGAATGCGCCCCGCGCCAGGGCGGCACGCCGGTCAGTGAGGGTGAATCACCTGACACTGCACCGGCGTCCACCGCCCGACTTTTCAGAGGTAGTCATGATGACGCTGATTATTCCGCGAAAGGAGGCTCCCGTGTCCGGTGAGGGTACGGTGGTCATCCCGCAACCGGCAGGCGACGAGCCGGTGATTAAAAACACGTTCTTTTTTCCCGATATCGACCCGAAGCGCGTCCGGGAACGTATGCGCCTTGAGCAGACCGTCGCCCCCGCCCGTCTGCGTGAGGCCATCAAGTCAGGCATGGCGGAGACGAATGCGGAGCTGTACGAGTACCGCGAACAGAAAATTGCCGCCGGTTTTACGCGTCTGGCGGACGTCCCGGCGGACGACATCGACGGTGAAAGCATCAAAGTTTTTTACTACGAGCGCGCCGTGTGTGCGATGGCGACCGCGTCGCTTTATGAACGTTATCGCGGTGTGGATGCCAGTGCGAAAGGCGACAAGAAGGCCGACAGCATTGACAGCACCATTGATGAGCTGTGGCGGGATATGCGCTGGGCAGTGGCGCGCATCCAGGGCAAGCCGCGCTGCATCGTGAGTCAAATCTGATGAAGACCTTTGCGCTACAGGGCGACACGCTCGACGCCATTTGTGTCCGGTATTACGGGCGCACTGAGGGCGTGGTTGAGACCGTGCTCGCCGCAAATCCGGGACTGGCTGAACTGGGTGCGGTGCTGCCACACGGCACCGCCGTCGAACTGCCCGACGTTCAGACCGCGCCCGTGGCTGAAACTGTCAATCTGTGGGAGTAACGCATGACAGCAGAAGAAAAAAGCGTCCTGTCGCTTTTCATGATTGGGGTGCTGATTGTTGTCGGCAAGGTGCTTGCCGGTGGTGAACCCATCACCCCGCGTCTGTTTATCGGGCGCATGTTGCTCGGTGGTTTTGTCTCGATGGTTGCCGGTGTTGTTCTGGTGCAGTTTCCTGACCTGTCACTGCCTGCGGTGTGCGGCATCGGCTCCATGCTGGGTATCGCCGGTTATCAGGTGATTGAGATTGCCATTCAGCGCCGCTTTAAGGGCAGGGGGAAACCGTAATGCCGGTTATTAACACGCATCAGAATATCGCCGCCTTTCTCGACATGCTGGCCGTGTCCGAAGGGACGGCAAACCATCCGCTGACGAAAAACCGGGGCTATGACGTGATAGTCACCGGACTGGACGGGAAGCCGGAAATTTTCACCGACTACAGTGACCACCCGTTCGCGCATGGCCGACCGGCGAAGGTGTTTAACCGTCGCGGTGAAAAGTCCACGGCATCCGGTCGCTATCAGCAGCTTTACCTGTTCTGGCCGCACTACCGCAAACAGCTTGCCCTGCCGGATTTCAGTCCGTTGTCACAGGACAGGCTCGCCATTCAGTTGATCCGCGAACGCGGTGCACTGGATGACATCCGGGCGGGACGCATTGAGCGCGCTATTTCACGCTGTCGCAATATCTGGGCGTCCCTGCCGGGAGCCGGTTACGGTCAGCGTGAGCATTCACTGGAAAAACTGGTCACCGTCTGGCGTACCGCTGGCGGCGTACCGGCTTAAACGGAGTAAACACCATGAAGAAATTATCCCTTTCACTGATGCTGAACGTGTCGCTGGCGCTGATGCTGGCACTGTCCCTGATTTACCCGCAGAGCGTGGCCGTCAGTTTTGTCGCCGCCGGGGCGATTCTGGCGACGGTTATCTGTGTGGTTGCCGGTGGTGTCGGCGTGTATGCCACAGAGTATGTACTGGAGCGCTACGGGCGGGAGCTGTCGCCGGAATCGCTGGCCGTGAAGATTGTCGCGTCGCTGTTTTTGCAGCCGGTGCCGTGGCGCAGACGGGCGGCGGCTCTGGTGGTGATGGTGGCGACGTTTATCTCGCTGGTCGCTGCCGGGTGGATTTTTACTGCGCTGATTTACCTCGTGGCGTCGGTGTTTTTCCGGCTGATACGTAAAGCCTGTCGTCAGCGTCTTGAGGGGCGGGAATTATGTCAAAGCTGATGATTGTGCTGGTCGTGTTGTTATCGCTGGCGGTGGCGGGGCTGTTTCTGGCGAAGCATGAAAACGCCAGCCTGCGCACCTCACTGGACAGGGCGAACAGCGTCGCCAGCGGGCAGCAGACGACCATCACCATGCTGAAAAATCAGCTTCATGTTGCACTCACCAGGGCAGACAAAAACGAGCTGGCGCAGGTGGCACTGCGTCAGGAACTGGAGAACGCCGCGAAGCGTGAAGCACTGCGCGAGAAAACCATCACGAGGTTACTTAATGAAAACGAGGATTTTCGCCGCTGGTATGGCGCTGACCTGCCTGATGCTGTGCGCCGGTTGCACCAGCGCCCCGCCTGCACCGACGCCAGTGATTGTCCACAACGCCTGCCCGAAAGTGAGTCTTTGCCCGATGCCGGGCAGTGACCCGGAGACGAACGGCGATTTAAGTGCCGATATCCGGCAGCTTGAGAACGCGCTGGCACGCTGTGCCAGCCAGGTAAAAATGATTAAACACTGTCAGGACGAAAACGATGCTCAAACCCGACAGCCTGCGCAGGGCGCTGACTGATGCCGTCACGGTGCTGAAAACTAACCCCGATATGCTGCGGATATTCGTGGATAACGGGAGTATTGCTTCCACACTGGCGACGTCGCTGTCATTCGAAAAGCGTTACACGCTCAATGTCATTGTGACCGACTTTACCGGTGATTTTGACCTGCTCATCGTGCCGGTGCTGGCGTGGCTGCGGGAAAATCAGCCCGACATCATGACCACCGACGCAGGTCAGAAAAAGGGCTTCACGTTTTATGCAGACATCAACAATGACAGCAGCTTTGATATCAGCATCAGCCTGATGCTGACCGAGCGAACGCTGGTCAGTGAGGTGGACGGCGCACTGCATGTGAAGAATATCCCGGAACCTCCGCCGCCGGAGCCGGTCACCCGCCCGGTGGAGCTTTATATCAATGGCGAACTGGTGAGCAAGTGGGATGAATGAGTTTAAGCGTTTTGAAGACCGGCTGACCGGACTTATTGAATCGCTGTCACCGTCAGGGCGTCGACGACTGAGTGCCGAACTGGCGAAACGTCTGCGTCAGAGTCAGCAGCGTCGGGTGATGGCACAGAAAGCCCCGGACGGCACACCCTACGCGCCACGCCAGCAGCAGAGCGCCAGAAAAAAGACCGGTCGCGTTAAGCGAAAAATGTTTGCGAAACTTATCACCAGTCGTTTTTTGCATATCCGCGCCAGCCCGGAACAGGCATCAATGGAGTTTTACGGCGGGAAGTCACCGAAAATCGCCAGCGTGCATCAGTTCGGTCTGTCGGAAGAAAACCGGAAAGACGGTAAGAAAATTGATTATCCGGCGCGTCCTCTGCTCGGCTTTACCGGTGAGGATGTGCAGATGATTGAAGAGATTATCCTGGCTCACCTCGACCGTTAGTTGTGCCATTCCCGACACCTCATCGTCACATTGCCGCCGGTATGACCCGGCGGCATCCTTCCCGTTATGAACACTCTCGCAAATATTCAGGAACTCGCGCGCGCACTGCGCAACATGATTCGCACCGGCGTTATCGTCGAAACCGACCTTAACGCCGGTCGCTGCCGTGTGCAGACCGGCGGCATGTGTACCGACTGGCTGCAGTGGCTGACCCATCGCGCCGGACGTTCGCGCACATGGTGGGCACCTTCCGTGGGGGAACAGGTGCTGATTCTGGCCGTGGGCGGTGAACTCGACACGGCGTTCGTTCTGCCGGGGATTTATTCCGGCGATAACCCCGCGCCGTCTGCGTCGGCGGATGCCCTGCATATCCGTTTCCCTGACGGGGCGGTGATTGAGTATGAACCCGAAACCAGTGCACTCACGGTAAGCGGAATTAAAACGGCCAGCGTGACGGCTTCTGATTCTGTTACTGCCACGGTGCCGGTGGTCATGGTGAAAGCATCAACCCGCGTCACCCTGGACACACCGGAGGTGGTCTGCACTAACAAACTGACTACCGGCACGCTGGAAGTGCAGAAGGGTGGGACGATGCGCGGCAACATTGAACACACCGGTGGTGAACTCTCATCAAACGGTAAGGTGCTGCATACCCATAAACACCCCGGCGACAGCGGCGGCACAACCGGGAGCCCTCTATGACAGCGCGTTATCTCGGAATGAATTGCAGTGATGGCCTGACTGTCACTGACCTTGAGCATATCAGCCAGAGTATCGGCGATATCCTGCGCACACCGGTCGGCTCGCGGGTGATGCGTCGTGATTACGGCTCGTTGCTGGCGTCAATGATTGACCAGCCGCAGACTCCGGCGCTTGAGTTGCAGATTAAGGTCGCCTGTTACATGGCGGTGCTGAAATGGGAACCCCGCGTCACCCTGTCATCCGTCACCACGGCGCGCAGCTTTGACGGTCGAATGACAGTTACGTTAACCGGCCAGCATAACGACACCGGCCAGCCACTTTCGTTAACCATCCCTGTGAGTTGAAACCATGCCGATTATCGACCTGAACCAGCTACCCGCACCGGATGTGGTTGAGGAGCTGGACTTTGAAACCATTCTCGCCGAACGCAAGGCGACACTGATTTCCCTTTACCCGGAAGACCAGCAGGAGGCGGTCGCCCGTACCCTGACGCTGGAATCTGAGCCTCTCGTCAAACTGCTGGAGGAAAATGCTTATCGTGAGCTTATCTGGCGTCAGCGTGTGAATGAGGCTGCACGGGCGGTAATGCTGGCCTGTGCCGCCGGTAATGACCTTGATGTGATTGGTGCCAATTACAACACCACGCGCCTGACTATCACCCCGGCAGATGATTCGACCATTCCGCCGACACCGGCAGTGATGGAATCTGACACCGATTATCGTCTGCGTATTCAGCAGGCCTTTGAAGGTTTAAGCGTCGCCGGGTCGGTGGGTGCCTATCAGTATCATGGTCGCAGTGCTGACGGGCGTGTCGCGGATATCTCTGTTACCAGTCCGTCTCCGGCCTGCGTCACCATCTCCGTGCTGTCACGTGAAAATAACGGTGTGGCATCCGAAGACCTGCTGGCTGTGGTGCGTAACGCCCTTAATGGCGAGGACGTCAGGCCGGTGGCTGACCGTGTGACCGTGCAGTCTGCCGCCATTGTTGAATACCAGATAAACGCCACGCTGTATCTTTACCCTGGTCCAGAAAGCGAACCCATCCGCGCTGCTGCCGTGAAAAAACTGGAAGCGTACATCACGGCACAGCACCGGCTGGGGCGCGACATCCGTCTGTCTGCCATTTATGCCGCTTTGCATGTGGAAGGCGTGCAGCGTGTCGAACTGGCTGCACCGCTGGCCGACATCGTGCTTAACAATACGCAGGCGTCTTTCTGCACCGAATACCGCGTCGTGACCGGAGGCTCGGATGAGTGATTCGCGCCTGCTGCCAACCGGCTCATCGCCGCTTGAAGTTGCCGCCGCAAAAGCCTGTGCGGAAATTGAAAAAACGCCGGTCAGTATTCGTGAGCTGTGGAACCCGGACACCTGCCCGGCAAATCTGCTGCCGTGGCTGGCGTGGTCATTTTCGGTCGACAGGTGGGATGAAAAGTGGCCGGAAGCGACAAAACGCGCCGTTATCCGCGATGCCTATTTCATCCACTGTCATAAAGGCACTGTCGGCGCAATCCGGCGTGTGGTGGAGCCGCTCGGCTATCTCATTAACGTAAAGGAATGGTGGGAGACAAACGACCCGCCCGGAACCTTCCGCCTTGATATCGGCGTACTGGAAAGCGGCATCACGGAGGAGATGTATCTGGAAATGGAACGGCTTATTGCCGATGCCAAACCCGCAAGTCGCCACCTTATCGGTCTGAACATTATCCAGGACATTCCCGGCTGTCTGTATACAGGCGGTGTGGTCTGTGATGGTGATGTTATTACTGTTTATCCCGGATAAGTGAGAAACAATGAGCACGAAATTTAAAACCGTTATCACTACTGCCGGAGCCGCGAAGCTGGCAGCCGCCACTGTTCCCGGCGGGAAAAAAGTAAACCTGTCTGCAATGGCTGTGGGTGACGGTAATGGCCAATTGCCGGTGCCGGATGCCGGTCAGACGAAACTGGTGCATGAAGTCTGGCGTCATGCACTGAATAAAGTCAGTGTGGATAACAAGAATAAAAACTATATCGTGGCTGAACTGGTTGTTCCGCCAGAAGTGGGCGGCTTCTGGATGCGTGAGCTTGGTCTGTATGACGATGCCGGAACACTGATTGCGGTATCCAACATGGCAGAAAGCTATAAGCCAGAACTGGCTGAAGGCTCCGGACGTGCGCAGACCTGCCGCATGGTTATTATTCTCAGCAACGTGGCGTCCGTTGAGCTGAGTATTGATGCCAGCACAGTGATGGCGACGCAGGATTACGTCGATGACAAAATCGCAGAGCATGAGCAGTCCCGCCGCCATCCTGACGCCACGCTGACAGAAAAAGGTTTTACTCAGTTAAGCAGTGCAACAAACAGCACCAGTGAAAAGCAGGCTGCAACGCCAAAGGCAGTAAAAGCAGCCTATGACAATGCTGAGAAACGTCTGCAGAAAGACCAGAACGGTGGCGATATTCCAGATAAGGACGCTTTTCTGGACAATGTTGGCGTTACCAGCCTGACGTTTATGAAAAACAATGGCGAAATGCCGCTTGATGCTGATCTGAATACATTTGGTCCCGTTAAGGCTTATCTGGGAATCTGGTCTAAAACTACCTCAACTAACGCAACACTGGAGAAAAATTTCCCGGAAGATAATGCTGTCGGTGTGCTTGAGGTTTTTGCTGCCGGCAATTTTGCAGGTACGCAACGCTTCACCACGAGAGACGGCAATGTATACATACGCAGACTCGCCAATAAGTGGAATGGCTCTGATGGTCCGTGGGGCATATGGCGTCACACTCAATCAGCTACCCGCCCTTTGAGTACGACTATAGACCTGAATACGCTTGGAGCCGCCGAACATCTTGGTTTATGGCGTAACAGTAGCTCGGCTATAGCTTCATATGAACGCAATTATCCAGAGGAAGGCGGCTTTGCTCAGGGGATGCTTGAGATCCTCGAAGGCGGAAATTATGGAAGAACGCAACGTTATACCACTCGCCGTGGAAATATGTATGTCCGCTGCCTTGCGGCAAGCTGGGATGCATCAAATCCGCAGTGGGAACCGTGGTTAAGAGTCGGTCATCAGTCAGAGAGTCGTTATTACGAAGGTGATTTGAATGATGTAACCTCACCAGGTATTTACAGCGTTACAGGTAAAGCGACCAACGGTCCAGTACTGGACGGAAACGGCGTGACTGTACTCGGCATTCTGGAAGTGTTGAGGCGGTTTGATGGTGTTAATGTATGGCAGCGTTATACAACTGCCGGAACAGGTACAACCCTTAAAGGCCGCACCTTTGAGCGCGTCTTTACCGGCAGCTCATGGAGCGAATGGCGGGAAGTCTACACCTCGTATTCACTTCCCCTGAATCTGGGTATCGGCGGTGCTGTGGCAAAGCTCACCAGCCTGGACTGGCAGACCTACGATTTTGTGCCGGGCAGTCTGATAACCGTTAGGCTGGATAATATGACCAATATTCCCGACGGTATGGACTGGGGCGTCATTGATGGCAACCTGATAAACATCGCAGTTGGTCCGAGTGATGATTCCGGTACGGGGCGCTCAATGCATGTATGGCGCAGCACTGTAAGTAAAGCGAACTACCGATTTTTTATGGTGCGTATTTCAGGAAATCCGGGAAGCCGCACGATCACAGCAAGACGAGTACCAATCATTGACGAAGCCCAGACATGGGGCGCGAAACAGACATTCAGTGCTGGCCTTTCTGGTGAACTGTCCGGCAATGCGGCGACAGCAACAAAGCTGAAAACAGCCCGTAAAATTAATAACGTTTCGTTTGATGGAACATCAGATATTAACCTGACGCCGAAAAATATTGGTGCATTTGCTTCAGGAAAAACAGGAGACACCGTTGCGAATGATAAAGCCGTTGGGTGGAACTGGAGTAGCGGAGCCTATAACGCAACTACTGGTGGGGCATCAACGTTAATTCTTCATTTTAATATCGGTGAAGGAAGTTGTCCCGCCGCCCAGTTCCGCGTTAATTATAAGAACGGCGGTATTTTTTATCGTTCTGCTCGTGACGGTTACGGATTCGAGGCTGACTGGTCTGAGTTTTATACCACAACGCGAAAACCTACAGCGGGAGATGTCGGTGCACTGCCGTTATCTGGTGGTCAATTGAATGGTGCTCTGGGTATAGGAACATCCAGTGCTCTTGGCGGTAATTCGATTGTTTTGGGTGATAATGACACGGGCTTTAAACAAAATGGTGATGGTAATCTGGATGTTTATGCTAATAGCGTCCATGTTATGCGCTTTGTCTCGGGAAGTATTCAAAGTAATAAAACCATAAATATTACGGGGCGTGTTAATCCCTCGGATTACGGTAACTTTGATTCCCGCTATGTCCGGGATATCCGGCTTGGTGGTGCTGCCACATACAAACCTGCGAACAATGGCATGACATGGACACATCAGGCACCGTCCGGGTGTGTATATTCCGGCATTATTGTTCAGGATACCGGCTCAAACTCTGCCGATAACATTGGTGGTGTATATTACAGACCGGTTCAGAAATACATTAACGGGACATGGTATAACGTGGCGCAGGTATAATTTATGCAGCATTTAAAAAATATTACGGCGGGTAATCCAAAAACGGTTGAACAATATCAATTGACAAAAGACTTTGATGTTGTCTGGTTTTTTTCAGAAGATGGTAAGAACTGGTACGAAGAACAAAAGTATTTTGCTGATGACACGCTAAAAATAGCGTACGACAAAGATAATATCATCCGCTATGTGGAAAAGGATGTGACAGCTATCAGACCGGATGGATTAAGTGTTGTTGAAGTGGCGGATATTACTGCTAACCGACGGGCGGACATTTCAGGGAACTGGATGTTTAAGGACGGCAAAGTGATTAAACGCATTTATACGGCAGAGGAATTGCTGCAGCAGGCAGAAAACCGGAAAGCCAGACTTCTTGCAGATGCTGAATCCGTGATTTTGCCGCTGGAGCGCGCGGTCAGACTGAACATGGCAACAGATGAGGAGCGTAGCCGACTGGATGCATGGGAGCGTTACAGCGTTCTGGTCAGTCGTGTGGATCCTGCAAATCCTGAATGGCCGGAAATGCCGCAATAAGTTGTATGATCTCTGGAGTGAGCAAACATATCTATGGCACAGAGTAAAGCCTAATCTGACAGGCCGCTCTGTGTCTGGAGTAGATTTTAGTAAAGCATTATTTTATTAGTGCAAATTCTAATCAATACATTTTATGTATATGATATCCTGCAGACTTTAATGACTTGGTTTAGGCTAACCAGATAACACTGAAGGAATATTTTTGATAATTAAGGTGCGGTATGTTTACTAAGCGACGATTAAAAAATATTAACTGGGAGGCAAGTTCAGTGATTCTTGCTATGGTTCTCTTTGTTGGAAATATATTTTATACAAATCATCGTGATGATATAACTATGGAGGCTGAGAGGGACAGTATCAGAACAATGTTTGCATATGAAATCGCTAATAACCATCGCGCTCTCACTTTTCTTGATAAAACGAGATATATTGGCTTTGACGAAAATTCGGAGCATTTTGTTGGCGAGCCTTTTGCCATTAATGTCAAATCATTAGGGGGGCCTCGCTTACAGATTGCATTAAACCAGACTGATAAAGTGTTTAAATCCTACTTCAGCGAATTAAGTAAGCTTGATAAAGAGGATGTTACTCTTCTTATGGACTATTACCATGAGCAAAGCATCCTGCTGGAGCGTGTAAAATCTACGTTACAGAAGATGAAAAGTGGTAATGATATTAAAGTTGATATTGATGGTTACTTATTAGAAGAACACTTCATGAATGAGCTTAATCTTTCTAATATTTTGCTTAAACGCTATAGCCATTTGTTGTCACAACACACCAAAGAACATAAAACAAAAGATTTACATAATTGATAATCTGCTAATGGTTATTCATGGGGTAACTATGTTTTATATGTAATCCAACTCAGATGAATTATTGATTCTGGATAATAACCGCAGAGCGGTATATACCCTGACAGGCAAATGTCCGCTTCTTGTTCAAAGCAGACCGTCAGATTTGATAACTTTTGGGCTATGTAAATTGTCAGTCGGAAAATGAGTGAGTTCAAATCAGGACAGGCGGGCGAATTGCCCGCCTTTTCTTTATCTGTTGTTTCATCCACTGACCAGCCAGGTCAAATAGCGTCTCATGCTCTGCACAACAGAAAATAGTTGCACCCATTAACCACGGAGTTAAACGGATGAGTGACTATCATCATGGCGTGCAGGTGCTGGAGATTAACGACGGCACCCGCGTCATTTCCACCGTATCCACTGCCATTGTCGGCATGGTCTGCACGGCCAGCGATGCGGATGCGGAAACCTTCCCCCTCAATAAACCTGTGCTGATTACCAATGCCCAGAGCGCAATTGCAAAGGCCGGTAAAAAAGGCACGCTGGCGGCATCGTTACAGGCCATCGCCGACCAGTCAAAACCGGTCACCGTTGTCGTGCGTGTGGAAGACGGCACCGGCGAAGACGAAGAAACGAAACTCGCGCAGACCGTTTCCAATATCATCGGCACCACCGACGAAAACGGTCAGTACACCGGACTGAAAGCCCTGCTGGCGGCGGAGTCGGTAACCGGTGTTAAACCGCGTATTCTCGGCGTGCCGGGACTGGACACCAAAGAGGTGGCTGTTGCACTGGCATCAGTCTGTCAGAAGCTGCGCGCTTTCGGGTATATCAGCGCATGGGGCTGTAAAACCATTTCCGAGGTGAAAGCCTACCGCCAGAATTTCAGCCAGCGTGAGCTGATGGTCATCTGGCCGGATTTCCTCGCATGGGATACGGTCGCCAGTACCACCGCCACCGCGTATGCCACCGCCCGTGCGCTGGGGCTGCGTGCTAAAATCGACCAGGAGCAGGGCTGGCATAAAACGCTGTCCAACGTCGGGGTGAACGGTGTTACCGGCATCAGCGCATCTGTATTCTGGGATTTGCAGGAGTCCGGCACCGATGCTGACCTGCTGAACGAGGCAGGCGTCACAACGCTGATTCGCCGCGACGGTTTCCGCTTCTGGGGTAACCGTACCTGCTCTGATGACCCGCTGTTCCTCTTTGAGAACTACACCCGCACTGCGCAGGTGCTGGCCGACACGATGGCTGAGGCGCACATGTGGGCTGTGGATAAGCCCATCACCGCAACGCTGATTCGCGACATCGTTGACGGCATTAATGCCAAATTCCGTGAGCTGAAAACAAACGGCTATATCGTGGATGCGACCTGCTGGTTCAGCGAAGAATCCAACGATGCGGAAACCCTCAAGGCCGGAAAACTGTATATCGACTACGACTATACACCGGTGCCTCCTCTCGAAAACCTGACCCTGCGCCAGCGTATTACCGATAAATACCTGGCAAATCTGGTCACCTCGGTTAACAGCAATTAAGGAGCCTGACCGATGGCAATGCCGCGCAAACTCAAGTTAATGAACGTCTTTCTGAACGGCTACAGCTATCAGGGCGTCGCGAAGTCCGTCACGCTGCCAAAACTGACCCGTAAGCTCGAAAACTATCGCGGTGCGGGGATGAACGGCAGCGCACCGGTAGACCTCGGCCTTGATGACGATGCGCTGTCAATGGAGTGGTCGCTCGGTGGCTTCCCGGATTCGGTTATCTGGGAGCTTTACGCCGCAACCGGTGTGGATGCCGTACCGATTCGTTTTGCAGGCTCTTACCAGCGCGACGATACCGGCGAAACGGTGGCCGTCGAGGTGGTCATGCGTGGACGTCAGAAAGAAATCGACACCGGCGAGGGCAAACAGGGAGAAGACACCGAGTCGAAAATCTCCGTGGTCTGCACCTATTTCCGGCTGACGATGGACGGTAAGGAGCTGGTCGAAATCGACACCATCAACATGATTGAGAAGGTGAACGGCGTCGACCGGCTGGAGCAACACCGCCGCAATATCGGCCTGTGATTTTCATCCGGTCAGCCTGGCTGACCGGTTAACCCCGATTCAGAAGTGAGAAAACCATGAACAAAGAAAACGTCATTACCCTGGACAATCCGGTCAAACGTGGTGAGCAGGTTATCGAACAGGTCACGCTGATGAAACCCAATGCCGGGACGCTGCGCGGTGTCAGTCTGGCTGCAGTCGCGAACTCCGAAGTCGATGCACTGATTAAAGTGCTGCCGCGCATGACGGCACCGATGCTGACCGAGCAGGAAGTCGCCGCGCTGGAACTGCCTGACCTTGTGGCGCTGGCCGGTAAGGTGGTCGGTTTTTTGTCGCCGAACTCGGTGCAGTGACGTTTCCGAAAAATCTCTCGGTCGATGACCTGATGGCGGATGTGGCAGTGATATTTCACTGGCCGCCATCAGAACTGTATCCCATGAGCCTGACCGAACTCATCACATGGCGCGAAAAGGCGCTCCGGCGAAGCGGAAACACGAATGAGTAACAATGTAAAATTACAGGTATTGCTCAGGGCTGTTGACCAGGCATCCCGCCCGTTTAAATCCATCCGTACAGCGAGCAGGTCGCTGTCGGGGGATATCCGGGAAACACAAAAATCACTGCGCGAGCTGAACGGTCACGCATCCCGTATTGAGGGATTTCGCAAGACCAGCGCACAGCTCGCCGTGACTGGTCATGCACTTGAAAAGGCACGGCAGGAGGCCGAAGCCCTTGCCACACAGTTTAAAAACACCGAACGTCCGACACGTGCTCAGGCGAAAGTGCTGGAATCCGCGAAGCGTGCGGCGGAGGACTTACAGGCGAAATATAACCGCCTGACGGATTCCGTTAAACGCCAGCAGCGGGAACTGGCCGTTGTGGGAATTAATACCCGCAATCTTGCACATGATGAGCAGGGACTGAAAAACCGTATCAGTGAAACCACCGCACAGCTTAACCGTCAGCGCGACGCGCTGGCGCGTGTCAGTGCACAACAGGCAAAACTTAACGCAGTAAAACAGCGTTATCAGGCCGGAAAGGAACTGGCCGGAAATATGGCCTCAGTGGGTGCTGCCGGTGTGGGGATTGCGGCGGCGGGAACGATGGCCGGAGTTAAGCTGCTGATGCCCGGTTATGAGTTTGCGCAGAAAAACTCAGAATTGCAGGCCGTGCTCGGAGTGGCAAAAGACTCCGCCGAAATGACCGCACTACGCAAACAGGCGCGCCAGCTCGGCGACAATACCGCCGCCTCGGCGGATGATGCAGCCGGTGCACAGATTATCATTGCGAAAGCCGGTGGGGATGTTGATGCCATTCAGGCGGCAACGCCGGTCACGCTGAATATGGCACTGGCGAACCGCCGCACGATGGAAGAAAACGCCGCCCTGCTGATGGGGATGAAATCCGCCTTTCAGCTTTCAAACGATAAGGTCGCTCATATCGGGGATGTTCTCTCCATGACGATGAACAAAACCGCCGCTGATTTTGACGGCATGAGCGATGCGCTGACCTATGCCGCACCTGTGGCAAAAAATGCCGGTGTCAGCATTGAAGAAACCGCCGCAATGGTCGGGGCGCTGCATGATGCAAAAATCACAGGTTCAATGGCGGGGACGGGAAGCCGTGCCGTGTTAAGCCGCCTGCAGGCACCGACGGGAAAAGCATGGGATGCACTCAAAGAGCTTGGCGTGAAAACCTCAGACAGCAAGGGGAATACCCGACCAGTATTTACCATTCTGAAAGAAATGCAGGCCAGTTTTGAGAAAAACCGGCTCGGTACTGCCCAGCAGGCTGAATACATGAAAACCATTTTCGGGGAGGAGGCCAGCTCAGCCGCCGCCGTGCTGATGACTGCCGCCTCAACTGGAAAGCTGGACAAACTGACCGCTGCGTTTAAAGCCTCAGACGGGAAGACCGCCGAGCTGGTAAATATCATGCAGGACAACCTCGGCGGTGACTTTAAGGAGTTTCAGTCCGCTTATGAGGCGGTGGGGACTGACCTGTTTGACCAGCAGGAAGGCGCACTGCGTAAGCTCACGCAGACGGCCACAAAGTATGTGTTAAAACTCGACGGCTGGATACAGAAAAACAAATCACTGGCGTCAACCATCGGCCTCATTGCCGGTGGTGCACTGGCGCTGACTGCTGTCATCGGTGCCATTGGCCTCGTAGCCTGGCCGGTTATCACTGGCATCAATGCCATCATCGCGGCAGCAGGCGCAATGGGGGCAATCTTCACGACGGTTGGCAGTGCTGTTATGACGGCCATCGGGGCGATTAGCTGGCCGGTTGTGGCCGTGGTGGCCGCCATTGTCGCCGGGGCGTTGCTTATCCGTAAATATTGGGAGCCTGTCAGCGCATTCTTTGGCGGTGTGGTGGAAGGGCTGAAAGCGGCATTTGCGCCGGTGGGGGAACTGTTCACGCCACTTAAGCCGGTGTTTGACTGGCTGGGCGAAAAGTTACAGGCCGCGTGGCAGTGGTTTAAAAACCTGATTGCCCCGGTCAAAGCCACCCGGGACACCCTGAACCGTTGCCGTGACACGGGCGTCATGTTCGGGCAGGCACTGGCTGACGCGCTGATGCTGCCGCTTAATGCGTTCAACAAACTGCGCAGCGGTATTGACTGGGTACTGGAAAAACTCGGTGTTATCAACAAAGAGTCAGACACACTTGACCAGACCGCCGCAAGGACTCATGCCGCCACGTATGGCACCGGTGGGTATATTCCGGCGACCAGCTCTTATGCAGGCTATCAGGCTTATCAGCCGGTCACGGCACCGGCTGGCCGCTCTTATGTAGACCAGAGTAAAAACGAATATCACATCAGCCTTACGGGTGGTACTGCGCCGGGGACACAGCTTGACCGCCAGTTACAGGATGCACTCGAAAAATACGAGCGGGATAAACGTGCGCGCGCCCGTGCCAGCATGATGCATGACGGTTAAGGAGGTGACGAACAATGATGCTCGCGTTAGGTATGTTTGTTTTTATGCGCCAGACGCTGCCACACCAGACCATGCAGCGTGAATCAGATTATCGCTGGCCGTCAAATTCCCGTATCGGTAAACGGGATGCCTTTCAGTTTCTCGGTGTGGGTGAGGAAAACATCACGCTTGCCGGTGTGCTTTATCCCGAACTGACCGGCGGCAAGCTGACGATGACCACGCTCAGGCTGATGGCAGAGGAAGGCCGGGCGTGGCCGTTGCTGGATGGCACCGGCATGATTTACGGCATGTATGTCATCAGCAGGGTGAGTGAAACAGGGAGTATTTTCTTTGCAGACGGCACACCCCGGAAAATTGATTTTACGCTGTCACTTACCCGCGTTGATGAATCACTGGCCGCGCTTTATGGCGATATAGGTAAACAGGCGGAATCGCTCATCGGTAAGGCTGGCAGTATGGCGACTAAATTCACGGGTATGACGGGGGCGGGATAATGCTGGATGCGCTGACATTTGATGCAGGCAGTACGCTGACACCGGATTACATGCTGATGCTCGACAGCAGGGATATTACCGGCAATATCAGCGACCGTCTGATGAGCATGACCCTGACGGATAACCGGGGCTTTGAGGCTGACCAGCTTGATATTGAACTGAACGATGCCGACGGGCAGGTCGGGCTGCCGGTTCGTGGCGCTGTCCTGACGGTGTATATCGGCTGGAAAGGTTTTGCCCTGGTATGCAAAGGGAAATTCACCGTTGATGAGGTTGAACACCGGGGCGCACCGGATGTGGTTACCATCCGCGCCCGGAGTGCAGATTTTCGCGGGACGCTCAATTCCCGCCGTGAAGGCTCCTGGCATGACACCACGCTCGGTGCGATTGTTGAGGCGATAGCCTCCCGTAACAGGCTGGAAGCCAGTGTCGCGCCGTCACTGGCAGGAATTAAAATCCCGCACATCGACCAGTCGCAGGAGTCTGATGCGAAATTCCTGACCCGTCTTGCAGAACGCAACGGTGGTGAGGTCTCGGTAAAAATGGGAAAACTGTTGTTTCTCAAAGCGGGGCAGGGGGTGACGGCCAGCGGTAAAAAAATCCCGCAGGTCACCATAACCCGCAGCGACGGCGACCGCCACCATTTTGCGATTGCTGACCGTGGAGCCTATACCGGCGTAACGGCAAAGTGGCTTCACACCAAAGACCCGAAGCCGCAAAAGCAGAAGGTAAAACTGAAACGCAAAAAGAAAGAAAAACACCTGCGCGCACTGGAGCACCCGAAAGCGAAACCAGTCACGCAGAAGAAAGCGCCAAAAGTACCGGAAGCGCGCGAAGGTGAATACATGGCCGGTGAGGCTGACAACGTTTTTGCCCTGACCACGGTATATGCCACGAAAGCGCAGGCCATGCGCGCCGCTCAGGCGAAGTGGGACAAACTGCAACGGGGCGTCGCGGAGTTCTCCATCAGTCTGGCTACCGGTCGGGCAGATATTTACACGGAAACGCCGGTCAAAGTGTCAGGCTTTAAGCGCGTCATAGACGAGCAGGACTGGACAATCACTAAGGTGACACATTTTCTGAATAATAGCGGCTTCACGACGTCCTTGGAGCTTGAGGTCAGGCTTTCTGATGTGGAGTACGAAACAGAAGATGATGAGTGATGTTTTTATTTTATCTGTTTGTTTTATAAGGATAAATTAACTAAAATGGCACCATCAACAAAACCGGAAGAGGTGCTCGCGATGTTTCATTGTCCTTTATGCCAGCATGCCGCACATGCGCGTACAAGTCGCTATATCACTGACACGACAAAAGAGCGTTATCACCAGTGCCAGAACGTGAATTGCAGCGCCACGTTCATCACTTATGAGTCGGTACAGCGATACATCGTGAAGCCGGGAGAAGTCCACGCCGTAAGGCCGCACCCGTTACCGTCAGGGCAGCAAATTATGTGGATGTAATTACAAACAGAAAGCCCCTCAGTCGAGGGGCTTTTTTGTCGATGTGGTCAATGTGTGGACGTGACCAGAAATAAATCCTTTTATTTCATTGTATTACGCGTAAAAAATAAGCCCGTGTAAGGGAGATTACACAGGCTAAGGAGGTGGTTCCTGGTACAGCTAGCATTTTATGGGTTATGTTTTTCAGCGAAACGGATGAT